ATGAAGACAGGAGAACTTGAAACGAGACTGCCTTCAGGCGTGCAACTCCTACACGTCTGCCTGGCTAAGAACGAAGTGAGGATTGCCCTCGCGCGTCACGGTAACGAGTCAATAGCCTATGCCGATGTGCATGGGAATATCGAAACTTTCACAATGCCCTTCCTCGACGAAGAGCATGTGCCTCTCGAGATAAACAATTACAACATCGACGAGAAACGCCTCTCGTTGAGCGTGAACGGACTGACGTATTGTCCGGAACATATAAGATACCAACTACTATGAACAAAGTAAAAGTATTTTTCGCCGTAAAGGGTAAGGTGTCGCAGACATATGAAATGCCACTCGTTGAAGCCTTCAACAAGGCACGCAAGATGGCGATAGACCGCGAATGTTGTGTCGTCCTTAACATTTATCTGCCTTCCTCGCCTTTGGCAAGAAAATTCCTTATCTATGACGAGAAAGGCTATATAAAAGAATTGAACCCTCAAATTAGATTCTCATGATAGAAACGATACCCAACCCCTTGGCAGACGAAGGGGTGAAACAAGACATCAGGCGGAAAGTAGAGGAACTGATGAACAGACCTGTGCGCAACGCACTATATAGTCACGACACCATCAGCGACTACATACAGAAGATGGTGAAGCAGGCAGCAGAGTGGGGCATGCTTGAAGGATTCCGCATGGGATGGATGGCCAGGGAGAACAGAAAAAAGATATAATATGAAGAAGATAAATTGCTACAGGTGCGACCATGTGTGCCGCCCTGCTCATCTCACCATGAAGGAATGTGGCACTGATGACTTGGGCTGTGCCCATCCACGTCATGATGGTGCTGCACCAATTAGTGCAGTGACATTTTGCCCTAAAGATATAAAAAGAAATAAACATAAATAATATGGATAAGTGGTTTTTTATTGAAGTTCAGACATATCTGTCTGTCAACAAAATGGGCCTTGAATTGGGCGAGTATGTGGAAAAGAGATACGACCAGACGGTAGTTCATAAAGACTGTATCGACGATATCTCTGCAGATATTAAACAGAAGATGGATGAACTGCATGAGAAGTACCCCCGTTGCCGGCCTTTCAAGTTTGAAAAGAGAGTATACGACGGGAGGTATCAAGAAAAGGTTATTGACTTGTCCGCCAAGCCGGACAATCCTTGCAACGACAACTACGTATTCATTCTGAGGACGAAGTTTGTCAGAAAAATGAATCTGGAAACCAGTCTTCACATATAAAACGCTAGTAAATCATGGACCTGGCTTCGGTGAAATTGTCCGATGCGTAAGCGAGAGACACCACTAATTTTGCATGCGCAAAAGAGCATAATCATGATAAAAAAAGAGACCATCTATAGAGCCACCAACGGTGGATTAGACGTTTTTCGCCTACTATGGGACGACGCCAAACGCCTGATCGACAATGGTGACTATCACAAGAACTTCAAAATCCGTCCGGACGAGCGCACAGGCTCGGCGCATCTGAAGCAGATAGGGCAGGGCGAGGAACAGCACTGGGTGGCTACTGACTTCGGTGACGACGGTATCCCCAGGAACTGCTTCGACTGGGTCATCAAAGAGCGCAACCTTCAGGGCTTCAAAGAGGCTGTGGCGTGGATAGTCACGGAACTGAACCTCGATGTCGACGACATCAAGCCGGAACGCAACAAACCGCTGAAGATTGAGAAGGTGGCCACAGAGGCACCCGAGGGGACTGTCCTCTACGAACTACGTGACGACGACACCTTCACCAAACGGGAACTCGAAGTGTTCGGAGAACTCGTCACGCAAGAGGTGATGGAGTCGCTAAACTGGCACCCAGTCGTATGGTGTGGAGTAGCCAAAGGCGGCATGGTGACAAAGGCATACTCATGCGACGACTACCCCATCTACGCACGCGAATGCAAGTGCGGAAAGCCGGGTGACAATAAGCCGTCGTTCTACAAGATTTATAAACCGCTGGAGTTCAACAAGGCTTACCGCTTCATGGTTGCAGGTAAGCGCGAACGCAGTTACGTTAACGGTCTCTACGAACTGCGAGAGGCGTACGGTAAGTTCCAGAGACAGCAGGAGCAGGACTTCGACAGTGACCCCACCAACGAGGGGAAAACTCTCGAGTACAAGCGTTTCAAGGCTGCCGTAATGGCAAGCGGAGAACGTGACTGTGCCGCTGTCAAGGCTCTCGGCGGTTTCCCCATTTGGCTCAACAGCGAGACCGATGAACTGGAGGCATGGCAGGAGAAGCAGATCCTGCAGTGCGCTGACGTCATTTACAACATCCCCGACAAGGACGAGACGGGCATGCAGCGTGGTAGATATCATGCGCTGCGACACCTCGACATCCGCACGGTGTGGCTGCCTGACTACTTCCAGAAGTATCACGACAACCGCCATCACTACCGCAAGGACTTCAAGGATTTTACTGAGGTAGTGGAGGACTGCCAGGCGACATTCAACCGCCTGCTCGACCAAGCATTGCCGGCAACGTTCTGGAGCAAGCAGACGCTCAAGAACGGAAAGGAGAAGTATGAGGTCAATTCCGTGTCGCTGCTCTACTTCATGCGGCTAAACGGATATCACAAGCTGCGCGACCGCGAGAGTGGAGAGACGACATTTATTCGTATCGACGGCAACGTGGTGCAGCGGGTGACGCCTGCAGACATGACGGAGTTCCTTATCCGCTGGTCACAAGGCAAAGAGTGTATTCCTGGTTATAAGGACAAACGCTCTGAAGTGCAGCCGGTGGCGGTGCAGAATCTCATCATCGACTCGCCTAAGTGTTCCCCATCAGCGCTCGAGAAGGTGGACACGGTGGAACTAGACTTCACCAACTACACCAACCGCGCTCAGTTCTTCCCATTCCGGAACGGAACAGTCAAGGTGTCTGCCTCAGGCATCGAATTCATCAGGAAGCAGGATGCTGCCAAACTGAAGTTTTACGTTTGGGAAGACCAGATTATCCCGCACGACTTCAAACCCCTCTCCCCGATGTTCGAGTGCAAGAAAAAGTGCAACGATGACAACGAAGACAACTGGGAAGTGTCGTATCCTGAGGAGAAGCCTCGCTCCAACATTCTCGGGTTCCTCATCAACAGTTCGCGCCTGTTCTGGCGCAAGGAGATGGAGGCACCGTTCGAGGACGCTCCTGACGCCGACAACCTCAGACGCACTTACCGCCGCGAGCATAAGTTCGAGATAACCTCTCCAGCGCTTTCTGATGAGGAGAACGCAAAGCAGATGCGATGCCTCGCCAACAAGCTCTTCATTATAGGTTATTTCGGCTGGGGATACAAGCAGCAGTCGCGTTCTTATGCTGCGTTTGCCATGGACTGGAAGCTCGACGAGATGGGCGAGGCGAACGGTGGAACCGGCAAGTCATTCCTCTTCGAACAGGTGCTGCCCAAAATCATCAACTCGACGAAACTCGACGGCAAGCAAAAAAACGTGGCCGACAGCAACTTCAAGTTCGCAAGCGTAACCAGGTACACCCGCATGGTGCTCGTCGATGACCTCTTCAGAGATTTCCCGTTTGAGACATTCTACTCAAACATCACCGGCGGACTCACCGTCAACCCCAAGAACCTGAACCCGTTCTTCATTCCCTTCGAGCAATCGCCAAAGTTCGCGTTTACCACGAACTATGTTCCTAAGATATTCGACGGGTCATCAGACCGACGCATGCTCTACATGGTGAACAGCGACTACTACCACACCGCAACGCAAGGATCTGACGAGTACCACGAGACCCGCACCATACGCGACGACTTTGACAAGGACTTGATGGGTGGTGACTACTCCGAGGAAGAGTGGAACGCTGACTTCAACCTGCTGCTGCAGTGCGTCAAGTTCTACATCTCTCTGGCACCCTCAGGCGTTAAGATACAGCCGCCGATGGACAACATCATGTTGCGCTCGTCACGCATGACGATGGCGGACAAGTTCACGGAATGGGCTTCGGAGTACTTCTCTGTCGACAGCAGAAGACTCGACGTGCTCGTCGAGCGTGACGTGGCCATCAATGACTTCCGCAACAAGTACAACATGAAGGACATCACCACCAACATGTTCTACCGCAAGATGAAAGCCTTCGTCGCATGGTGCTCCTATACGGACGAATTCAACCCGAAGGAACTGTGCGCCACATCGAAACCAGGACACATCCTGAGGCGAAAGGAGAGCATGTCAGGCGGTGCCGGAGAACCTACCGAATACATCTACATCCGCACCAACCGCGAGGCTCTGGAGGCGTTAATACTGCAGAACGATGCGGACCAGGCAAAACTCAACAACGTTCCTCTCGAGGGCGACAAGGATCCTCACGAGGATAGCGACGAACCATTTTAATCAATAAGGAGAATAAAATTATGGCAAAATACATAGACAAAGCCGTTGCAGTAGCGGAGATAGAGAGAAAAATGAATCTTTGTAAAAAAATCCTTTTGCGCTCACGAACTCAGCAAGATAAAGAATATCACCAAGGAAATATTGAAGCATACGAAGTAACGATTTCCCTTCTCGATAACCTTGAAGTGAAAGAGGAAGTAACTACTACTGATGCCTTTATTAAGAAGGCGGAAGAAGCTTTTTGCAAAGCTACGTGCAATGGTCATCCACCACGAAGTACTTGCACATCATTAGGCACATGTAAAGAATATGACAACTTTGTAAAACTTTTAAAAAGAGAATAATATGGCAGCAAAAGACTACACATTCTGAGCATGAAAAAGAAATATATCAAACTAACAAGAACAACCACATACAGTGGCCACACATTGCAAGTGCAACAGCAAATTGGCAATCTGCCGTTGTGCAATGGGTGTTTCTTCACTCGCAATAACCTCGCCAAATGCGGGCTAAAACAAATCCAGTGCCACAAGCACAACCTCGCATGCACACCTTACACCAGGAAGGATAAGTGCAACGTGATATTCGTTGAGATTTCCCGCGTCAAGGCAAAACAATCTACCACGGTCCTCCCAATAGAACGGGCAGAGCAAATCGCTATGACAGCCGGGAAAGACCGGCACACGGAACGGAAAGCAGGTAAAATGGAGCAACCTGCAGCGGATTAAAAGCCTAGGTGAGCATGGGACCGTTACCCATCCGTTCCGCTATCTGCAGCGGCAGAGAAACAGCGGCAGAAATGCCATGAGAGTTAACAATTTGAACAACGAATCAAAATGAGGTCGAAAAGGCGGTCTCGCGGGTGAAAATCCCGCTGGGCGTATGCACTATATCGAAGACTGATTAGGAGAACAGGGAAACCTCGGACGTTCTGAAGATTGCTAATGCTGTTATTTCCACAATTTTGTACCGATCACCCCCAAAACGGCGATTCGGCGGTATTTTGACAGGAGGCAAAGACCCCACCCCCAATCTCTCATTTGGGGGCTCTTCACGAGAGTGACGCCCTCCGTCACGGATAAGGGAGGGCTGATGATTGTAACCTTACAAGATAAGGCCTCAATCATTTCTACCACGAAGCGCGGTCCGACTCCGCGCACTCTCACCACCACCGGAACAGTTTCACTTGTGTTAATATCTTTATTCTTGTTTTCTTAATTTTACCGGCGTCGTGATGACGCGTATCATATGTTCCTGAAGGTGATCTGACAAGGCGGTGTTGCACTTTGCAACGCCGCCTCTTTTTTGTGTCTGCCGCCGTTAATTTTTTCTTTCATCTTTTCAAAATTTGTTTTATTGAAAAAAAAGTGAAACATTGGAAACAGAAGGGAAGAAAAAGTGTATAAATATTTAATTATCAATTCATTACAACTGTTTCACTTTTTGTTTCACTTTTGTTTCACTTTTCAATAGAAGGTAAAAAAGAGAAACACAACTTTCTGTGAATCAGCCGTTTACGGTGTATTTTCTGTTTCACTTTTCCGCTCAAAAAAAAGTGAAACACAAAAGTGAAACACCCGACCACTACTGATTATCAGTTACTTATGTCGCAAAAGTTCCGCTGTTTCACTTTTTTCTCTTTTTTCTCCGAAAACAAAACAACACGAAAAAATATTTCAACGATATTTGAAGTTTTTCGCGAATAATTGAGTAATTTTGCATTAAACTAACAGTATCAGACTAACCTATGGAGAAAAAAGAGCGATGGGCGGTGTGGCTGCCATGTAAGCATTACACTAAGAAGTGGCTGCTCGCCAACTTCAACAAACCGGATGACCAATGGAAGGAGATTGCTGACCTCTCTCCTGACAGGGTGCTGCAACAGTCGTTCCGCAATCATCTATCCAGACAGGGACACCTCAACAATGTTGATGGAGAACTGTCACGCTACAACGACCAGGTGGCGATAGAGATAAACAGACGCATCTTCAACACGTACGGGTGGGAACTCACACCCTATGAGGTGGTGGAGTTCAACAACGAACTGGAGATGCGAGTCAAGGCGCTGCTCAGAACTAACGTGTCAACTCTTCAGAGCCTCGGCTATTCTACGGCAAAGGCTATCGACGTGTTCCGCATAGCGACCGGGATTGATGAGGACGACTGGTCTGACGATAGCATCCGTAAAGACCTGTCAAGGAATATCCCAAAGGGGATTTACCCCGCGATTAGCGAAATAATGTTAAAAACATCGGAAAATGTGTTTCTAATTCTGACCAAAACTGGACTGCTCCAAAAGCAGGCGACAAACACGTTCCTCCATAATCTCCAACAATACACTGAAATGATTTGATATGGTAACTATTGACTTTGACTTCGAGAACGTTGGCGGACTCCATGAGTGCTATGCCATACCCGCTGCTGCCTTCAAGGGCACGCGCGTAAACCTCATCAATAACACGCATCAACTGAAGACGATGCTCTCTAACACGGAGATTATCGCCATTCCCATGTACGCCGATGACACCTTCTCGTTCACCGAAGAGGATGAAGAGGAGGACGGAAACAAGTTCTGGAACCCCGTAATTGAGGGGATTATACCAAAGTTCGGGCTGAACAACGACACCATCGAGAAACTTGCTCGTGGTGAGTGGATAGTGCTGCACGAGGATAACAATGGTGTAGTGCGACTGTCTGGTACCGAGGAGATACCTCTGAGGTGCACAACGTCACCGGCTACTGGACGGGCATTCGCCGACCGCTCTGAAACGGTGTTCAGGTTCACGGCCAGCGAACAGCAGCCGTCGGTCATAATGGAGTCACTTGACCTCGACTACTACCAGAACTAACCTCCTCCAGTCGGCTTAAACGACCGCAACACTCCTTTTTTCTACCAACAAAAACCCTTGTTTTCATCGTATCTTTGCGATGGAAGAAGGCTCCGCATGCCGAGAGATTTCCTCGGCACTTAGGGGCTATCGCAAAAAATTTCACACTATGGTACAACTAAGAATTGATGGCGAGATTGGACGCTACACCCGATGGGATGTGTGTTACAATCTCAGAAAGGCTAAAGGGTCACCGGTGACGCTGCGCATCGCATCGTATGGTGGCAGCATCGCGGATGCCATCGCCATATCTCATGCTATCCAGGAGCACGGAGATGTGACGGTGATACATGACTCGCTCAATGCAAGCGCGGCAACATGGCTGCCGTTTGGAGCGAAGTCTATCAAGATGCACGAGGACTGCATGCTCTACGTGCACTGCTCTTCGATAGAATACTTCTTGTGGCAGCAGATGAACGCCGAGGAACTGAAGGAACTGGGCGAAGACATCGACGGGGAGGTGCGCTCCCTCGAGAAGATGGACGAGATGATTGCCAACAAGTATGCTGCACGTTCTGGCAAGTCTAAAGAAGACATGCTGAAGCTGATGCAGGAACATCCATGGCTCACCGCTCAGGAGTGCAAGGACTATGGTTTCGTTGACGAGGTGATAGCGGAACCTTCAGGAAAGAAGGTGACGAACTCTCTCGCCAAGAACTTCAAGAACTGCGCTATACCGATGCCGGATGGCGTGGAGGTGGAGAAGTCTCTGCTGCAGCGCGTAGCGGAGAAACTCGGACTGGTGTCTCCCAAGACCGAAAATCTCAACGCTCAACCCTCAACCACCAACGAACAACCCATTTCAACAACTCAACATATTGACAACATGAAGACAATCTTCACTATGCTGAATGCCCTGCTCGCTGTAGTAGGCTTCACAATGTCTGCAGAGGGAACGTTTGCTCTCACTGAAGACCAGATGAAGGCCATCGACGACGAACTTGCCAAGAACAAGAAGGCTATTGATGACCTGAACAAGCAACTGGCAGACGCTAACTCTGCCAAGAAAACTGCGGAGGACAACCTGAAGGAGGCCTCTGACTCTCTCGACTCGCTCAGTGACATGATTAAGAGCATTGACGGCATCGCCAATAAAACGGCGAAGATTAAGGAACTCTTCGATAAAATTCCCGCTCCCGTGGAGAAGCCAACAAAGACGGAGGATGGGAACAAAGACGAGTACGAGGATATCCGTAAGGACCCCATCAACTTCTACGAAGAGGAGTAATCGAGCCATCACTTATCACTAACACATAACACTTTTCTTATATGAATTACAACGATCCTATTGACATCACCGCCGTCAATACCGCGGTGAAGAAACATGGAAAGACACTTGACGCTATTCCGCGTCTGGGTGCCAACGAGGTGCTTCAGCACTTCACTGCTTTCGCTGGCATCACCGACTCGTACACCTTCACGAAGGCTGTGCTGCAGAAGGTGTCAAGCAAGTACACCGGAGTGTTCAAGGGACAGACTCATATCGGTGAGTTTATTCCGCGTACGCTTACTGTTCACCCTGTCGTGATGGAGGTGCTCGACGAGCCGGAGCGCTATCGTCGTTCATACGTCACCGAGGTGCGCGGTAAGATTGAAATCGCAAAGCACCCGTTCGAACTCTGGCTTATCCAGGAGATTCTCAACCAGGCTTCGTTCGACCTTCTCAATGTGCTGTTTACAGCCAAGTTCGATGCCGCAGCCAACAAGACGGATATTGCCGACTCTTTCGACGGTATCGGTACCATCATCGAGGCGGAGAAGACAGCAGGAAAGATTACTGCCGCTCTCGGAAACCTCGTGGCCACTGCTACAATGACACGCGCCAACATCGGCGACGAACTGCTGAAGATGTGGCGCTCGCGCAACACTATCTTCCGCCGCATGAACTCGAAGATGTTCATCTCCGACGACCTCGGCGACATGTACGATGACTGGTTCTCAGACGAGCACCCTGGTGTGCATGACGTAGGCAAGACTGCTGATGAGACTAAGCAGCAGTTCCTCCACGGCTCCAAGGGCAAGTGCGAGCTCGTGCGTGTTCCTGACCTCCCAGAGGGAAGCCAGTTCGTACTCCTCACCATCAAGGAGAACATCGCCTTCGGTTTCGACAAGATGAGCGACATGCGCACCATCAAAGCCGTACCAGACGACTATCTGTTCAAGGCTCTCGGCAAGTATGTGTTCGGAACGCAGATACCTTACATCGGTAAGGAACTCTTCTGCGTGAATGACAAGCCTCTCACACCAACCACCTAAAACTCACCGCCATGAAGAAATGTATCAATCTTGCAGACATCGACACCAACCTGTCATGCAGTGACCAGGACAACATGGGCGGCATCGTGCCGGTTGTCATCTTTGGATATGCTGACGAGGTGGGTACGTGGCCGGAGAAGCCGACACCAGAGGTGGCGGATACGGCAATAGATATGGAGGCAGCGGGTGCGCTCGTCGGAGATGTCGTGATGAACGACGGATGCCATGCGTACAAGTTCGAGTTCACTGACGATGTAGGCTCTTTCACCATCGCTCCACAAGGAGAGAACGGTGGCGAGTCATTCCTCTACACCCTCAGCATCATCAACGCGAAGATTCGCAAGAAGATTCTTGGTTTCGTGAACGCTGTAAAGGGTAAGAAGATATTCTTCATTGTACAGGACAACAACGGTGTATGCTACCTCATGGGCGACGCGACGCGCGGCGCACGTCTGGCAAACGACTCGGAAGGCTTCGTAACAGGAACCAACCCGACAGAACGCAACCAGGCGTCGCTCAACTTCACGTACTCTTGCCCACGTGCATTGTGCTACGAGGGCGACACCGTGAATCTTCTCACTGCAGCAGCAGGAGGGTAATATGGCTCTTTTGTTAGTTTGAATATACTTTTAGGGAGCACCCGTTCGGGTGCTCTTTATTGTCTATAACAGTCGGGAAAATAATCGTTATCTTTGCGAAAACCTCAAAAACAAAGGATATGAAATTGACTCAAGATTACTTTGAAGCCCGTAAAGAGGCTATGAAATGGCTCAACAGCCAACCTGAGACACGCAACTATGCCAAGGGTCTGCAGATATTGCAGAAGTCTGGTTTCAAACCATCGGTGGCAGCACTCCTGGCACGCAACGGCGAGAAGGAGTGGACACGCGAGAAACTGAAGTATTCTCTCAGACAGATGCTTCAGGTGTACTACAATCCTGATGACCCTCGTTTCAACGACGAGGATGTAGATGCTCTGAACGACGAGCACAAGGAACTCGTGGACCTGCCTAACCCGGAGGATGACACGCAGTCAAAGACTCCAAAACCAACGGAGGTCGAGAAACTCATGGAACACTACGCCGACTACCACAAGCAGCGTGACATCGCTAACCGTGAGAGGGCGGAACTGCCAGAGACAAACGACGACGAGGTGACTGCTAAGCGCAAGGAACTCTCGGAGAAAATGGAGGGTCTGACAGCGAAGATGGAGGCTCTGTGGGCTCTGCGAAAACGTTATGATGAGGATGGCACCATTCCAACCTTCGAGGAGATTGAGAAGGCGTGTGCAGAGACGGTGACCGTCAAGAAGGAAGAGGAGAAGCCTGAAGACCTCACGGCTCTCGATGACGCAACTTTGAAGAGACAGCGCTCATCAACGAAGACGATGCTGACCAAGAAGCAGAACATGCTGCTGTACCAGACGCAGAGTAAACAGGAGAAACCTAATCCTATGCCGGACTGCCCTAAGAGGGTGGTACTGGAGAAGGAAGTGGAACATCTGCAGGCGAGACTAACAAGACTCGAATATGAGATAGCACGACGTAAGTGATGCTCGTTAATCCCTTTGAAATAAAGGAAAATCCGCAAAAGGAGCAACAGTCGTCAAAGCAGCTGGAGCAGCAGCTACAGAAGGTGAGGAAATTGGAGTCGTCACAGAGTGACATCGAGACGATTCATGAAGTGCTTTCCAAGCCTTCACAACTCGGGGTGCTGCAACAAGGAGTGGACAAACATTTCTTCTCCGATGGGGCGTTCAACCTCATTCAACTGCTGCTGTATGTGCTGAAGCAGACGGGACCGGCGCACGTTTTTATCTCAACATACTCGATAGCGGAGGACAGCATCGCGACATTGCAGCGCTACTGCGACAATGGACGGATACTGTCTATCCGCTTCCTTATTGATAATCGGGTGCGCACAATCTCACCTAAACCTTTTGCGCGTCTGGTGGCCACGTTCCCGGAGCAGTACCGATGTCTCGCGCTGCATGCAAAGGTGGTGCTGGTGTGGAACGACGACTGGCATATCAGCATCGTGGGTTCGCAGAACGCGACGCACAACCCTAAACTGGAGCGTGGAATAATCCACACCGCAGAGCAGATATGGAACTTCGATAAATCTATTCTGGATGAAGAATTTCAGCGAGGAACAACTTAGTCTGATTGAGGAGATGGCTTATCTCCTCATATCGCCATCGCTCATAGCGGTGAACCTCGGAATGATGGAGGCGGATTTGAGATGCCATCTTAAGGACGAGACTTCTCCCGTCTATCAGGCGTTCTACAAGGGATTGCTAAGGCAGAAGATGGAACTGCACCGCAGTATCATCAAGGCTGCCGGCAACGGAAGCAATCCAGCACAGGAACAACTGAAGGCTATGGTAAGGGCGATAGAAACGGATATCGGCTAAAATAGTCTGCTCAGCCAACGAAGCACCTTGCCAAGAATGCCGCTGTCATGGTCCATGTACCACGACAGGTTCCTGGAGTTCCTGAGGTACTGACGAGAGAACAATGCCAAGACGACAGCAGCCGTAATAAATAAAAAGATAATCACTTCCATGCCGCAAAGGTATAATTTTATTTCCACATGGCAAAACTCTTAGAACTTTCACATGATGTCATCGAGGCGCATATCCTCGATCCGGAGAACAATCCGCTGCCACCGGAACTGCAGGAGCAGTTTAACCGAGTGATGACAGCGGCAAGGTTGCTCGATGACTATCCCAACGACAGCCAGATAGTGGCTATGTTGGCGCGTAAGTACAGGGCATCGGTGACAACATTCCGAAAAGACCTGGCACTCGCCAAGGAGGTGTTCAAGACGAAGCATACCTTCGACTGGGATTTTTGGTTTGCATGGCAAATCAAAGACCAACTGGAACTTATCCGCAAGTGTAAACTGCAAGGCAACCTGAAGGAGTGGAACCAGGCAAAGAAGGTGCTGCATCAGATTATCGGAGATAAGCCGGCTGGAGTGGAAGACCCGAAACGGATGGAGCACACGACGGTTTATATACAGGTGGTAAACAACAACGGCACCACCGAATATAAGTCTATCGGTGACGTGCACGACCTCAGACCCGACGAGGTGCAGGAACTCCTCGAGGTGATGCAGGAGCCTATCGACGAGAAGAAGGGTGAAGAACTAATGAATTCCTGAAGATGCCTAAGTTACCTCTGCGTGTCAATCCTGCTCAGTGGCAGTTTGTTATGCTCCGCTCGAAGAATAAGTATGCTATATTCTCGCGCGGTACCGGTAAGTCGTGGATTGTAGGGTATGAGGTGGACGAGAACGTGCGACTGATGCCGCGAGGGGTGACGACTGTCACCCAGAGCACCATCGGACAGGCACTAACCAAGACACTGCCATCAACTTTCAACTACCTCGACAGACTCGGATACAAGCCGTACGACTACAAAACAAAGACTGGCGACTATGTGGTGTGTAAAACTCCGCCTCCAGGGTGGTACACGCCATACGAGCATATCATGCAGTATGACAACGTGATTTCCTTCTCCAATGGGCATGCGCTATATATTCTCACTCAGGCAGGCAACTCGCGCGGACCGAACGCGGACTTCAACATCACCGACGAGGCACTGACTATAGATAAGGAGAAGTTTGACCAGGAGGCAGCACCTACCAACAGAGGCAACGAGCATGTGTTTGGACGTAGATGCCCGCATCCGGTTTTCAAGCATCACGGCAACCTTTTCACATCGTCAATGCCTTACACTCTCGAGCAGCAGTGGCTACTCGAGCCTGCCGACTACTATGAGCGCGAACGTGGCATCAACCTCTTCGCCAAGTGGAACAGGTTGGTGGATACGCAGATGCAACTCATCGAAGCGAAACTGCAAAACGATGTGCATCTGTTCACGGAACTCTGGAACGAGTGCCTGAGACAGCGCCGCGAGATTGTGCCTTTTGTGTCTAAGGATGGCACGTTGTTCCTTCTCGGGTCGGTGTTCGACAATATCGAGAACCTCGGAATGTCGTACATCATCAACCAGTATAAGGTGATGGATAAACTGTCGTTTATGGTGGAGATTCTAAACAAGAGAATTTCCACAGTTGACAATGCTTATTATCGACTCGAGGACCGCCACTTCTATTACAACGCATACAACGACAGTTATCTCCGCGACGTGGGGGAGAACTCCAACTACGACTGGGAGGCGCTTCGCAACGCAACAGACAGTAGGGCGGACCTCGATTGCGACCCAAGCAGAGCACTCGAACTGTCTGCAGACTGGGGTTCTTCCGCTTCCTTCCTGCTCGTGCATCAGGAACGCAACTTCGACTTCTCAACGAAGCTCGTAACAAAGAAACCGGTGCACAATATTATCAACGAGTTCTTCGTTCGCCGAAACGACGATCGAGACGAGACAGAGGTCAACGTGCTCGCTACTCGTTTCTGCAATTACTACCAATATCATGTCAACAAGACTGTCACGTTCTATCGTGACCGATATGGCGATATACACCAGGCAGGATCCAAGAAAACTTACAACGAACTGTTCATCGAGCAGCTGCAGAAACGTGGGTGGACTGTCATTCAGCGCACACACGCGGGCATTGAGCCGCCACAGCACGACAAGTTCCTGCTCTGGACGTATATACTCGCCGAGACTGACGAACGCTTCCCGGTACTGAGAATAAACGCCACGAGGTGCCGAAAATTGGTCATCTCAATGCGCAACACAGCCGTGATGGAGGATGGCAAGGGTAAATTCACCAAGGATAAACGCTCGGAAAGACGCGGGTCTGTGGCTCCTGAAGAGGCAACTCACTTTGGTGATACTGCCGACAAATGCGTCTGGACTAAATATGGCGAACGGCTGAAACTTATCACTTCTTCCTCTTTTGTATCTCCTCGGTTCTGAAAAAAAAAGAAACAGAGAGGCTACAGCCTCCCTGATTCTCTATATGAGTAATATCCGCTTGAGGATATGATAAGATGATCCAGGAGATACATACGCATGAGTTCACATGCTTTCCTCACTCGCTCGGTCAATCTGTCGTCATCTTTCGATGGCCGCAGACTGCCAGAGGGGTGATTGTGTACCATCGCTATCACCGTGGAGTTCTTCAGAACAGCCTGACGGATGATGAGTCTCACGTCAACAGCGGTCTCAGTGATACCGCCGATGGACAGCCGTTCGTAACTAATCAACTTGTAGTTGTTGTTCATGAACACCAGCCACATCTCCTCATGGTCGATGTCTGTCAACTTCGGCGCAAGCAGATTATAGATGCTTGTCGCAGAGCCTAAGTCAACAGTCTGGCGGTGTTCCTCCGAGGCGTACCGCTTGCCTAACTCCAACGCGGCCATAAGTGCTAAAGCCTTGCAGTGGCCAATGCCAGGCACCACCTCTAACTCATCGAGACGTTTCTTAGACAACTCTCGAAGGCTCTCGCCAGAGATATTCAACATCTGACGTGCCTGGTGCATACTGTCGTATGTGCCGGCACCTCGGTTCAATACCAACGACACCAACTCAACGTTGGTAAGCGTGTTAATACCCAGAGAAGCGCCCTTGTATTCTGGACGCTCCTCGAAACATAAATCATTGTACTTGTTCAATGGTTTTTTCATAATAGTAAATTTTTTTATATTAATAATCGGAGAGGATGTCAACACTCTCCATTAACTCACTCATTGATATGCCAGGTACTGGCTCTATCAAATATTTATCGAAGCCTACGGGCTTCAGATTGAAAGGCAGGCCCTTTGTGGTTCTGCCTAAAAACAAACCGCCAGTGACCTCACAGCCGAACTGCTCCAGCAATTCGCAGAAGTCACTCGCGCTCGCACCTGTGGTAAACAGGTCGTCGAAGATTACTACTTCCTTGAAACGGAAGAAGTCATCATCGACATCAACACGCCAACTGAAGAGATCACTAACCATGTGGTCTCTCCTGGTGTGCTTCGCATCGCGGAAACCCACGATGCTTACATGCTCGAAGGCATCTTCTATCTGAAGCCTTCGCGCTACCATACTACTGAAACGCTGAAAGCGTCTGTAGTATTTCTTAAGACTCGACGTTGGCACGCAAGCCAACACCAAATCCTTAGGAACTGCGCCGTCATACATGCGCAGCAGTTCTTCACAAACCAACCATGCAGCATATCTGCATGACCTATAATCGCCATCCTTGAATTTCAAGATGAAATTTCTGATGGCTTCCTGTTCCTGACTCACTACCTCGTAGCGAGACGGAACGTAATCGAAAAAATAACTATTATTCATAACAAAGAATTTTAAGGGTCGATTCCGAGGAGCCGTCGGAAAGTGTGTCAGCATGTCAAAGAGCGCTTGTTTACGCTGCAACAACAGGGGCAACCAGCACCATACAAGCACGGGTTCTCTGTTCAAGAAGTGTTAAGGTCACCCATCACCCTCAACCCTCACCCTTCAACCCTCAACCCTCAACCCCCAACCTTAACACCTCCTTAACCGAGGTTCATTGCGCCCATGGTGCCACCCCTAACTTCGCAGCATAAACAACCGCTCCATGCCGACACACCCGGCACCCAGAATCAACACAAAAATCTTCCCGCTTCTTCGATTTACCATGCCAAATGTTAAAACTTACCAAATATTGAAACTTTTGACTTTAAATATTTGGTAAGTTCAAATAAAATGCTTATCTTTGCAACAGAATTCAGAACAATATTAACTCAAACACCGGCGGCAACGGGAAACAGCGGCAGAAAATCATGAATACTACAAAGAAAGAGACAAAGAAGGTTTACGTAATCGCATCTACCGAGTACGAGGCAAACATGCCGGACACCTTCCTGATGGACGAGATGGGCAACTACTACGGAGTGACCCACAACAGTTATGCATGCTGGCATAACTACCCAAAGAGCATCGAGCACTGGATTGACGCAGAGGGAAGCGACAAGGGACGCTACTTCAACATCGACGAGGTAGAACTTCCCGTCGAGCAGATAGAGAAGTTCGATGCCCTCACAAGGGAGTACGAACAGGTACTAGACTCTGTTCCTACTTTTGAACACAAGTATCCTTATCGCAGCGAATACAAGACTAAGAAAGCGTATATGGAGGCTGCAGACGAGCACGTGAAAAAGTACAGGGAATATATCAAGGCAAACAACATCGTAGAGAAAAACAAACGAATAAGTGAGCTCTGGACTGAGAGAGTACAACTTTTCTGCTCATTCAGCAGCAAGGTTTTCGAAGCAATCAAGGACAACGACCCCATTAAGCACCTGTAATCATGAGAACATTATGCTTTAGCGTACGCCTCGAGAGCCTTGTACGAATTTCCGACAAGGCCTTCAAGGCTACCGCATTCGACGGATCTTCAGACATCATACCGGCAAGCCAGGTGTTCGGACGCGACTACGAAGTGCAAAAGAGCGATGCCTATTGGATAAGCGCATGGATACTCGAGAAGAAATCTCTCCAGTACTCGCCCAGGAAAAAGGCATGGTTCGACGATAACGGTAACATGATGCCGACGTACACCATTGAGCGACACCAGCCTGAGAAACTCGAACCAAAGGAAAGTAACATCATAGAAGAATTGAAAGCATGACCACCCTCACACAACAGCAGAAAGCAGCCATCCGCCACTTGAACGAGTGGCGAGTGGGGGCGCTGTTCATGGAACCAGGCACAGGAAAGACTCGAGCAGCAATGACGCTCATCAACTCCACACCTTGCACTGACCTATTCTGGGTGGGACCACTGAGAACATTCCCTGCAGTACAGGCGGAAATGGCTAAGTGGGGTGGGGTTAAGATGCCTGCAAGCTGTTGGGGAGTGGAGAGCATAGGACAAAGTGACCGCATATACATGAACCTTCTCAACGAGGTGGAAGCATCCAAGATGCCGTTCATCGTCGTCGACGAGTCGCTGAAGATAAAGAACGCTGATGCCAAAAGAACACGCCGACTGCTGGAACTGAGCAGAAGAGCAGAATGGAAACTCGTGCTAAACGGTACTCCCATCAGCAAGAACCTACTCGACATGTGGCCACAGATGGAATTCCTCTCGCCGAGGATCCTCAACATGTCGCTGACACAATTCCGCAACACCTTCTGCAAGTGGACCAGAATTACCAAGCGCATAGGCTACCGACAGTACACCAAGGAGTTCGTGACGGGCATGGAGAACGTCGACTACCTGCACTCGCTCATACGTCACTACGTCTACGAGTGCGACCTCAAACTGAACATCTCTCAGATGTGGCATGAACGAAGATACTACATCACCGACGAGAGCATGGAGAGGTACACGGCAATCAAGGAGGACTTCCTCTCCGACGAGACTCTGGAGTGGAGGAACAACAACATCTTCCTCGCCATGACAACGAAGATGCAAATGGCATACGCTACCGACGAGTGGAAGATGGAAGCTCTGGAGCAACTACTGAGCGAACTGCCGCAAGACAAGACTATCATCTTCTGCAGATACATCATCAGCCAACAGGAGTGCGCCCGCAGGTTCCCTAAGTGCGAAGTGCTATCGATGCAGAAAGAGTCGCTCGGACTCAACCTGCAGCAGTACAGCCATATGGTGTTCTTCGACAAGGTTTGGGACTATGCGCTCATCCTCCAGGCGTCGCGCCGTACATTCCGAACAGGACAGGAACAGGACTGCCACTACTATGAACTGACGGGTAACGTCGGACTGGAGCATCTGATAGACCGAAACATAAAGAAGAAGGTCAGCATGAGCGAGTATCTAAAAAAAGTAACGAAAAAGGAACTTTATGACAGTCTATGAAGCAGCGCAGAAGCGCATCAGATGGTGCTTCCAGCAGTTCGACTACTGCTATGTGTCATTCAGCGGTGGTAAGGACTCGGGAGTGATGCTCGAACTTACTGCAGAGATAGCCGACAGCATGGGGAAAAGATTCGGAATCTATCACATGGATTACGAAGCGCAGTACCAACTTACCACCGAATATGTGCTGCAGACGCTCGAACGGCACCGCCATCACGCCGATATCTACCATATATGCGTGCCATTCATGGTGACTACATGCACATCGATGTATCAGTCATACTGGAGACCATGGGAGCCTGTCAAGAAGGACATCTGGGTGAGACCGATGCCTGAAGGGGCCATGACAGTCGACATGTTCCCGTTCTGGAATGCAGACCAATGGGACTATGACTTCCAAGACCGTTTCGGACAATGGTTGGGCAAGACTCACGGAAAGGTGTGCTGCCTGGTTGGAATACGTACCGACGAGAGCCTGAACCGATGGCGCACCATTCATGCCGAACGGCAGAACCGCCGCAACTACAAGGGGAAGTCATGGACAACGGACATGGGTGCATGTGTGGCAGCGTATCCAATATACGACTGGACAGTAGAGGACGTGTGGACTGCCAACGCACGCAACAGGTGGCCGTACAATCATCTCTATGACATGATGTACCTCGCAGGGGTGCCGCTACACAAGATGCGCGTGGCATCGCCGTTCCTCAGCGAAGGACAGGAGACGCTCAGACTGTACCAGGTAATCGAGCCGGACACATGGGGTAAGCTCGTAGGAAGAGTGAACGGTGTGAACTTCGCCGGACTCTACGGAGGAACAACCATGATGGGGTGGAAGAGCATCACCAAGCCGGATCACTTCACATGGAAGGAGTACATGTACTTCCTTCTCCACACCCTTCCCAAAGAGACTCGCGAAGGATATCTCCGCAAACTGGAGACATCCATCAGGTTCTGGAGGGAGAAAGGTGGATGCCTCAGTGATGAGACCATCGAGGAACTGCGCAAGGCTGGAGTAGACATCGAGGTGCTTCAGGAGACTAACTACAAGACCACAAAGAAGCCTGTGCGAATGGAGTATCTCGATGACATCGACGTCTCTCAGTTCAAGGAGATACCCACCTACAAACGCATGTGCATCTGCATCATTAAGAATGACCATCTCTGCAAGTACATGGGCTTTTCACTCACTAAAGAAGAAATGACTCGCCGAAAGGCAATACAACAAAAATATGCGGACTTATGAAATCACCAGTATATAACATTCAGGCAATACCAATCGAGCGGATACATGCCAACGCCTACAATCCTAATCACGTGGCACCGCCAGAGATGAAGCTGCTCTACGAGAGCATAAAGCAGGATGGGTACACCATGCCCATCGTGGTCTATCCTCTCGGCAATGGTGAGTATGAAATAGTTGACGGGTACCACCGATACACCACCATGCTGCTGCATCGAGACATCTACGAGCGTGAAGGAGGCATGCTGCCATGCTCCATCATCGACAAGGATGTGAGCAACCGCATGGCTTCGACCATACGCCACAACCGCGCACGTGGCTCACACAGCATCGAACTGATGATGAACATCGTGGGCGAACTGAAGAAGGCTGGCATGAGCGATGCCTGGATAATGAAAGAGATAGGAATGGACGCCGACGAACTGCTGAGATTCAAGCAACTCAGCGGACTCGCAGAACTATTCCGGGAAAGAGAATATTCACAATCTAAAGAAGAAACAATATGACACCAGAAGCAATCAGAAAAGAAGCCATCGAGAAGAGTCAACACTGGTGGCTATGCGACAACATCTTGAACCATCCAGGGCAGTGCGGACTGCTCAGGATGGACTTTCCACGAATTTTCATTCTCATAAGGGACTACGACACCAGTTATTGGGCCGATTATGAGGAATGGAAGAACGACATCGTCGAGGTGAACTTCTTCAGCCCGTCAGAGCGAGAAGAAGCCGACCTCGACAGCCTACTCACAGAAGCATGGAACTTCCTCGCACTCATCGAAGAGGAAGAAGAGAACCAATATGAACTTAACAACGGACATCAAGACTAATATGAGAGGAAACAAGCAAGAACGCGAGCGCATAGGACAGCGCATCGCCGAAATCAGAAGAGAGCAGAACATCACACAGGAAGAACTAGCCATGCGCACAAACTTAAGAAATACACACATATCGCGCATTGAGCGAGGATATTACTCCGTAGGTTTTGACACTCTGCAGACAATAGCCGAAGCCCTCGGCAAGAGAATCGATTTCGTATAAACCTTCCAAGCCACCACACCCTCTGCCGCTCATTAGCAACAAAGCCGATGAGCGGCAGCGCGTATCACACCAGACCAACCCCATAACCAACCCCATAACCAACCCCATAACCAACCCATGACCCAAACCCACGCCACACATCAAACACACAAAAAAACCAAAATCAAACATAACCCACTAAAAACCAAATCCCAAAGGGCGCAAAACACCAATTTTGTGCCCTTTTCCTGCTCTGCAGCCCGACGCGCCCTACCGAAGCGGTCGGGGAAGCAGTCGGCTTTAAGGAAATATTAACGACTGTTAACACTTTCAGAAATCGGGTGGCGGGTCGGTCGGTCTCGATGCAGTCGGCAACGATTGTTTTTTTTCAGTCCTAATCGCTGTCATTCCGATTTTTATTTCTATCTTTGTCCCGACAAATACATACTACTATGAAGAGAAAGATTTTATTTACAATCATGGCACTGATGACAGTCCTATTCCTGCCATCATGCGAAGACAACGAACCAAACGCAACAAGAGCTGGTATTATTGCTGAGGATTTCGTAAGAGAAAAAGTAATCTCGTCAAGCGACCTTGAATACGATGTAGTCGGAGTGGACGAGACAGATTATCAGACTTACCACGTCGTAGCCAACATAAAGACGATGAATGGCTTCGGCAACATGGTGCCACGCAAAGTAAGTGTAAGACTGAAGTATCTGGCAGGCGACTGGACAGATAAAGAAAGCTGGATGTGCACCAATGTGATGTTCCTGGATGAGTCCACGGGCAATGTCGAGTAACTTTAAATATTGAATACCGATATCAGGGAGGCGAGCCACAGGCGAAGAGAAGTTCTTCTCTCGGGTTGCGCATCGGGCTAGGGGCTCGCCTCCCAGTAACTAATTTGCCCCCTAAAAACAAATTTATATCGGAAAAGTTTGGAAGTTATCGGGGAATTTCCTATCTTTGCCCTCGCAAACAAGACAGTGGTTGTCCACTCCGCAGGGCATCGGTTAATGCTCAGCCAAAAGGCATGAGCCTTTTTTATGCCAGAACTCTAAGGAAGACGTAAAAGGGTATAGAGATCTGAGGGAGCAATCCTAACGTCCAGTCCTATCGATAGACGGCTGCCTTCTCGTAAGAATACACTGCCCTTCGGGTGAGTCACTATCTTGTTTGCAACGGGAAGCGCAGCCGTTTCTCTGTCTCTGCGCCAGTGCGGTACGCTGGCAAGCAAACAAGATAGTGCAACATGCAACAGACAATTAAACTCGGGCAAGTTCGCCCGTCGGTTCTTTCCAGTGTTGAAAGAACTGCAAAGAACTTCAATGCCTGGTGGAACTCCACCAGTAAGACATTTACATCTCTAACCGGTACCGAGGGTGACACTTTTACTCATGGTAATGTAGTTCTCGCTCATCTTTGGTCAGTACTTGCTTTAATCATAATCGGAATAGGAGGTGCGCTATGGCAATAGGATTCAGACAACCAGAAAAAAAAGACGAAAAGAAAAATGTCCAATCGAAACCTAAGGACATATTCGTATCTTTGCTCCGTGAAAATTATTCACCCGAGCAGACAGCAGAGTTCTCAGAACTCCAGTACCTCACAACGGCTGAAATAGCCTACAAGTTTGAGGAAATGACAGATGTTAGCAAGTCATCACTCTCCAGATGGATGCTCGATGAAGGGTATCACACAACCACCTTCGAGGGTGCGATAGTATGGCAAGTTTACAGCAGACTTCATAAATGATTAGATATTTTTGTATCATGTTCTAATAATTAGGTACTTTTCTGCCGTGAGGCAGGAACTCACCGAGAAATGGAAAATCATATTTTAAGAGAATTTAAACCAAAGGCTGGCGCGTGAGCGTCGGCCTTTTTTTGTGTCCTACTCGCTTAGCACTTTGTTTCCTAACTTTGTGGAAACAAAACGCCAGACAATATGCTTTTTTCACAATTTAAATGGAACAATGCCGCCGAGATTTCACCATACGTTCCGGCTTCGGCATCTCTCAGTTTTCAAAAAATGGAACACGCCCTTGGCAGTGTCGAGAGTTTGTTCCTTCTCAATCTCCTGGGCAGCACCATGCTTGCCCGGCTTCAGCGCATCTATGACGAGCGCATGTCAAGCGACACCGCAACGCAGGAACTCGAGCGACAGGCACTCGATATTGCCAAACGAGCGGAAGCCAACCTCGCGTTCTGGTGGCACTTCGACTCTCTCAACCTGCGCATTACCGACCAAGGATTCCAACGCCAGCAGTCCGACGAATGGGTGCCGGCATACAAGTATCAGGAGGACCGCATGCGTGAGAACTTCCACCAACAAGGACTCAATGCACTTGATGCTCTTCTCGATTTTCTCGCCGATAATGTTAACAAGTTCCCTGAGTTCCGACGATCAGATGCATACACCAGACGACAGTTGTCAACAGTACGCAACCGTGCCGAAGTGGAGCAGTATCTTAACATCGGACATTCCACACTCGTCTTTCTTCGTCTGCAGGGAGAGTTCACCATGGCTGCAGGTGCAGACCTGCAGGCGACCATGGGAGCGACAACCTATAATCAGTATTGTGCATGGCTTCAGGCCCCAGACTCATATCCTGACGACTTCCCAGTTTCATTCGAACAGTTGCGCCAGAAGTGCGTACCGGTCATAGTCTTTGCTTCTGCTCTCCGACTTGTCCAGCGCACAGGAACCCTTACCGATAGAGGACTATACTTTGAGGCGGTCAAGGCAGCAGCTAGTGTCAATCATACCAAGACACCAGCCAATGACAAGCAGATAGGGGACCGTCTCGCCACTCTGAAGAAGGACCTTCTCGAATCTCAGTCCCATCTGAAATCATTCCTTCGCACTTATTACCCTGACCTCTTCGGAGACGAGCCAGGTAATATAGTACGCGACAATGACAACCATAACGCTTTTTTTGCTATATGAAAATAATCACTTTCCTCGTAGATGGAGGGCACGGCTCAGATACCGGCGGAAAGTTCTCGCCACCTCTCGAGAACCTTATCACTATAACAGGTGCCATAGGAGTGCTGAAGGGCTCCGATGGCCACCAACGACTCCGCGAATACTATTATGCCCGTCTCGTGGCTGCAGAGGTAGTAAAACAACTCAGCGCACAAGGCGTTGACGCTCGTTTGCTCACTCCCGAGCAGACGGACGTTCCACTCAAAACACGTGTCGCGCGCGCTAACAAGGTAGTGCGACAACTCGGCAGGGAAAACGTTTGTGTCATCTCTGTGCATCTTGACGCATGCCCTCCATGCGACGGCAAGTGGCATATCCCTGGAGGCGACGCAAACAACCGATGGAGCATGCGCGTGTCGCTCAATGCTTCCGAGGAGTCCAAGCATCTTGCCGACTGTTTTGCCAAGGCTGCAGAGGAAAACGGCATAGGTGTGCGACGACCGATGCCAAAGCAGAACTGGTGGCCGCAGAACCTCGCCATCTGCCGTGACACTCATTGCCCTGCAGTTCTAGTTGAGGGCAAGTTCCAGGACAACATCGACGACGTGCGTTGGCTCACTTCTCAGAAGGGCTTCGACGCAACAGTCGCAACATACGTCCGTGCAGCACTCCTGTACGCCAAAACAGCCTAAATATGATAGCACCTACCACCACGAACCAAGACAACCTCATCACTGCCGAGGAGTTTAACCGCCGCGTCAAGCAGTGGGGCGAAAAAGTCCGTGCCGAGTCGCACGGCGCTCTCACCGCCATGACGAAAGACTATAGCGGAAGACTACGTTCCCGGCTTAAGGACGTTGTGTCACTCGGCAAGGACGATGGCGTTGCCAAGTGGGTAGGATTCCGATTCGAGAGATATGGTGTCTTCGTCTCTTATGGCGTCGGGCGCGGCTGGATACGACAAGGCGACACTGTGGTACGTGCACGACGGGTGCACAAGGGCGAAGAGATATACACCCAACTACGCAATAAGGGATATTCCAAAAAAGAGATTGCGCAATATTCCATACCTCTTTCCTCACCGGCAAAACCTCGCGTACCCAAGAACTGGCTCGACCCAATGATAGACCGCCACATCGCGGAACTCGCCGACATCGCAGGCGAATACTATGGCGACGAGTCCATGCGCCATGTGCTCGAGGAGTTTGATAGAATGAGAATCGTAAAAAAAACAACCAATGTCAAGTAAGAACGTCAGTAGAACAGTCAAACTGTACATCGACAATCAGGAGATAGATGGCAGTGTCAAGTCGATAAAATCTCGCATCCGAGAACTTACAGCGGAGATGAATAAACTCACTGTAGGCACCAAGGAGTATGAGGAACGTGCCAAGAAGATACGAGAACTCAACGGCATACTCGCCGAGCACCGACGCAACATCAAGGCGGTAGCCGACGAGACAAACACACTCTCCAGTCGCTTCGGTAAGATAGCCGACGGTTTCAACCGCTATATGGGTGTCATTGGTGGAGCCATCGCTTCCATCACAGGACTCACCATGACAATTCGCAAGTCAGTCCAGGACTTCGCCGACATGGAGGAGGCAGAGGCACAGGTGCGCAAGTACACCGGAATGACAGCCGAACAGGTGAAGGAACTCAACGAAGAACTGAAGGCGCTCGACACACGAACATCACGCGAAGAACTCAATGCGCTTGCAGGAGAGGCTGGCCGTCTGGGCATCACCTCCAAGGATGCAATCATGGAGTTTGTAGATGGAGCCGATAAGATTCGTGTCGCTCTCGGCGACGACCTCGGAGAGACAGCCGTGCGAGACATCGGTAAACTCGCCCAGATGTTCGGAGAGGATAAGAAGCGAGGACTACGTGGTGCTATGCTCGCCACGGGTTCTGCAGTCAACGAACTTGCGCAGAACTCGTCTGCAGGTGCTGATGCCATTGTGCAGTTCACAGCACGTCTCGCTGGAGTGGCACAGCAGGCAGGACTGACACAGGCGGAAATCATGGGTATCGGCTCTGTCATGTCGCAGAACATGCAGGAGATACCAACATCCGCAACTGTCGTCTCGCAACTCATCACTAAGATGATGCAGGACACAGGACGCTTCGCCAAACTGGCAGGACAGAACGTGGAGGAGTTCTCCAACCTTCTGCGCACCGATGCCAACAAGGCGCTCGTCACCTTCCTCAATGCCATGAAGCAGCGCGGTGGCTTCCAAGACATGGCTAAGATGTTCGACGAGATGAAGATGGATGGCACACGTGCCGTCGGTGTCCTCTCGGCTCTTGCCGGACACCTCGACCAACTGGCAGAGGCGCAGTCTCTCGCCAATCAGGCTTACGAGGAAGGCATATCGGTCATCAACGAGTTCAACGTGCAGAACAATACAGTCCAGGCAAAACTCGACAAGGCTAAGAAGCAGTTCCATGAAATCAGCGTCGAACTGGGAGAGAAACTCATGCCTATCGCTCGCTATGGCATCACCACCGGCAGCGCAATGGTGAAGATGCTGATGCAAATCATCGAGTTTGTCGGAAAGTGGCGCACAACTCTCGTCGCCGTCACCCTCGCCATAGCAGCATATAACGTGCAGGCTGCTCTTGCCATGGTTCGCACAAAGCTATGGATTCCTCTCGTTACCAAGCTGAAGACTGCCTTCGCCGAACTGTGGACAGTGATGCAGAAGAACCCCATGGCAGCGGTGGCAACCGCCGCAGTGCTGCTCGTCGCGGCTCTTAACGACGTTATCCGTGCGTTTAATTCAGGAAGCCAGGCAGCCAAGGCATTCAAGAGCGCCAACGAAGAAGCAGCAGATGCGGTGGCAACGGAATCAGCACGTCTCGAGACTCTCATCGCTACGATACGCAACGCAAACGCTTCAGAGGAGGAGAGGAAGAAAGCACTCGAAGAACTGAACGGCAAAATCATGGCTGCTCACCTCGGCAATCTTACTGAGGAACAGGTGCGCACCGGCAACCTCACTCGACTGTTGAGCGCATACAATGCGCAACTCGAAAGGTCCATTAAACTCCGAGTGCTCGACAAGGAGATGGAAGAACTTGTGACGAATTACAGGAAAGGAGTTAAGCAGATTGAAAAAGGCGACTTGCTTACACAATTTCAAAGAGCAATAGGTGTTGACACATCTGATGTCGACAAAATGCTGTTAAGTGGACTGAAAACAACATTCGAGAAAGAAAAAGCGGCACTAATAAAGGAAATTAATGCCGTACAAAACTCTCCTCAGATGGTCATCGCCAACCCCGAACCATGGCGAGACAATGGCTACACTATCTTCGAGGACGATATAACCACTCCTGGTTCTGGTGGCGGTGGCACATCAGGTGGTAGTGGTTCCAATGGCAAGAAAGGAAGAGGTGGCAGCACTGAAGCAAAAGTGAGAAAAGAAGTGAGAGCCGAACTGCTTAAGATAGATGCTGAATATACCGCAAAACAAAACGAACTCCGAGAACAGTTTGTAAAGGGAGAGATTGCATCAACAGAAGAGTTGAATGCTAAGATCCAGGAACTAGAACTCGAGAGACTGAAAAAAGAACTTCAAGTTGCTAACCTTGAACCGGCAAAACGGGAGGAGGTGGCAAAGAAAATTCTCGATATGAAGGTAAGGCTGAAAGAAGAACTCGATAATATCCTCGAAGAGATGAATGAACACGAGGACGAGTCCTACGAAAAGCAGTTGAAAAACCTCGAGGGAAACCTGCGCAAGCAGGAATCGGTTCTGAAGCAATCACTCGACAACCAGCTCATAACTCAGGAACAGTACAACGATGAGCTTGCGAAGATAATGTCCATAAACGATGCACAGCAAGCGAAAGTAAGAGAAAAAGAGGCAGAAAAACGATTCGCTCTAATGGACAAGGAGCACGAGCAGAAACTCATTGCACTTGAACGCGATTATTATGAACAGCTGACATCTGAAGAAGAATTTGAAGAACGCAAGCGGGAAGCAGAAAAGGAATTTCTGCAGCAAGCACTTGATACGCTGGAACTGTCTGCAGAGAAAAGGCAGGAACTGCAGAATGAAATAGATAATCTCGAAATGGAGAGGGCGAAAGAGAAGTACGATAAGCAACTCGGGCAACTCAATAAAACCTTCGATTCCATGCAAGATATGGCACAGAATTTCGGAGAAGAGTGGGGGACCATGATGCAGACATTCTTCGACTCAGGCGAACTGCAACTTGGGGAATTCCTGAAATCGTTGCTCAAAATCACACTCGACGCTCTCGAGAAAACCGTGTTAATGGCAGTGGCAGAAAGGACGGTAAAGAATATCGCATCCCTCGGTTTGGCTGGAATGGCAAAAGCAGCACTCGAGATAGCGGCAATAACGGCTGCATTCGAGACTGCAAAGGCAGCCGTAATGTCATTCGACACTGGCGGCTTCACCGGCTCTGGCGCATGGAACGAGCCAAAGGGTATCGTCCATGCCAACGAGTTCGTCGCTAACCGCTATGCCACACGCAATCCTAACCTCTTGCCTGTGCTCAATCTCATCGACCATGCGCAGCGGGTAGGCTCCGTCCAGAACCTTACACCGCAGGACGTGGCAGCGGTACTGCCATCACAGCACTATGCAACAGTCGCTCAACCTTCAAACAACAACACCCAGCGAGCAGTCGTCTCGCAGATGCCTGCAGAGATGGTCAATCTGATGCGGCAACTGTCAAAGCGACTGGAGGAACCTCTTATTGCAGAGACTTATGTCACCGGCAAGCGCGGAATATCTGAAGCGCAGACACTCACCGATAAAATGAAATCTAATGTTTCACGACGCTAAAATCATCATCATGCTAACACTACTTATAGACGCGATGAACGTCAACCTCTCGGCAGGCTCGTCATTCGAGTTCTACGACCGCAATCCTCTCTTCAGCAAGGAGGGGCAGCACACTCTGGATATAGATGTCGACCTTGGCGACCCGCAAAACGCCTATGTCTATCACGACATGCACCGCATTGACTGTCCGCGAAGACCTTCAGGAAGGGCTGCTGTACTCTTCTCCGAGAAGGGAATCATCATCAAGGGCACCGAAATAGTGCTGGAGATAGACGAGCGAAAGGCGAAGATACAGATTGTATCCGGCAACTCCGAACTCAACTATCTTTCAGGAGGCGACCAGACGCTGCACTCGCTCGACCTCGGAAGCACACCAGAACTTACTCCGGAAGTGGCCATGCAGTCGCTCACTCCTGGCACTTATGACTTTGTGTGCTCGCCAGTCTGCGTAAAAAATACGTTCACGATGTCTGGGACAATGATGTCTGTCGATGGAGACGATACACTCTACAATGAAATGTTTATCGGGTCTGACGGACAGGCAAAGTACGTTGACGGTACTATCCTCAACCCGATGCCTTACCTCTATGCTGTTGTGGAACGTGTGGTGCAGGCACTGGGCTACACCATGAAGGCAAACTTCATCCGTGAAGATCCTGCACTTAGCAAGTTGGTGGTGATCAATGGTTATCACTCGCAGAATTACGCCGAGATGATGCCCAATATGCTTGTTGATGACTTCCTTACCATGGTGGAGAATTTCACCGGCTGCGTCATCGTGGTTGACCAGGCAGAGAAGAAAGTGGAGATACTGCAGAAGAACTTCTTCTACGACAATGCCGAGGAGGAAGTTGTTGACAGTAGCGACATCATCGGGGATATCCAACGAAAGTACGACGAGGATTCACCCGAGAACCTGCTATACAACAATGTGTCTTACGACTTCCCCAAGACGGAGACATACAATTACTGGAGCATCGACAAAGAACTGTGGAAGACATTGCTTATAGAGGATTGTCCTGACCACAGCAGCGAATATACAGACCCTGTCTTCAAGGAGCATTTCATGAATTGCTGGCGGTACATGAACGACGGGGTGATTCCTACCAGAGACGGCTCAAAGGACGCTATAATTGCCAAGTATAACCGCTCGGTGGTTTACCGCGACAAGGCTTACAACGACAATAACCTTGTTGTACTTCGCGCTATAGACAATAAGGATAAGCCAACAGTAATGCTCATCCGTATCGTCAACCAGTACGGTGGCCACTACGACGAGCGTTCCGAGAACGAGATGAAACTCAAGGTTGTGCCAACGGAAATAGTATGGTGGATGGACCCTATGCGCACCGGCATAAGGGTGTTTCTGCCTATGCCGTTTGCAAGACAGTCGGATATTCCGGACACGGAAGCGACAGACAGCAACGAAAAGGGTCTGAACGAGTTTATCAACGAGGGCGCAGAACAGGACAATATGGAGGAGCGCCTGTTTGTTGGCTTCTACCTTGGAAAGAAAAACTGCAACTGGAAGTACAATGCAACACGTTTCATCTACTTCCCTGTTGTGGTGCCGTCGAATGTGGTGGAGGCAAGAACACACGCCATCTATGGTCCTACATACGAGTATCAAGATTTCTGGGGCTCAGGAAGATGGTGGATATATCCTTATTTTCTCCGCGTGGCCCGCCACGACTACGGTGAACCTCTCTGCAATATGCAGATTCTCGGAGAGACGGGAATGTATAACCGCTACTACAAGAACGCTCTCAACATTAACTTCACACAGCCGGTTACCATCAAGTTCCGCTCGCTTGACTTGCGCGACTCGCGGAAGATTTTCATCATCGGAAATCAACGCTTCTTCTGCGCGGAACTGAAGCATCGTGCAACGGCAAACGCCGTGTCTGAGGTCATCGAAGGAACGTTCTACCAGGTGCTTGACAACGCCGACGAGGCGCTGCCGCAACGCACCATAACCATAACGGCTAAGGTGTACCAGAAGGAGGGGTGCATTGTCTTCCTCTCTTCCGAGTCGCTGCCATGCGACGTGTCGTTTGCCTTCATCGCTCGAAGCTCACAGTCTGTCATGCGTAAGGTATTCACCATGCAGAAGGGAACGCGAACGGCTTACTTCTACAGCAGTCTCATGGCTTTCAACAGCTTCGCATTCGATGGCGACATCACGCCTGCGGTGGATGATGGGCGCACAACATACACCACGGAAGTAGTGCCGGTGCAGACCAAGGAGGTTTATGTCTCCGTCGCATTCCTCGCAAGCACCGAACACATAGGAGGTACTATCGACGTGAGAATATCAGAGGTCTTGGAATATCCGATAGAGGTGGAAGTTGGCTATTCTGATGGTACGCTGTTCCGGACATGCAACGTGACCATTGGGGCGGGCACCAGCCGAGGGACAACGGAAATAAGTGAGTTGCCAGACGGGGAGTTCACAATGGCCATCATGAGGACAGATGACAACGACACCAATAGATACTTGCCTGACAATGCACGAGAGGAGGCGGAATGGGCACCGCCACGACAGCAGGACGAGGTGGTTCCTGATGATGAAGAGTAACTTTAAAAAAATAGCACCATGTTTAAAGAATATATCATTGACCTTTGTCGACGTCACCATGACATTCATCACCGTGACGACGAGATTCATTTCATCGACCTGAGCACCGACAGACGCAACACTGCCCTCGCTCAGCAGATGCGCTACCCTGGTGTGTTCCTCGACCGCACGGGTTACACATACAGGACTACCGGCAACGGACTTCGCCGCTACGCTAATATGACTCTCGATATATGGCAGCATGTTACAGACACAGCCGACTACGACCAGATAGAACGGGTCATAGAGAAGTGCGACAGCATCCTAAATGATTTTGTTATGATGATGATGACCGACCGGCGCTCACGCAAGCACAAGTTCTTGCTCGGCATCTCCTTCGACGGCATGCAGGTGCAGGAAATCATGAACGAGCAGAACGCTCTCTATGGGGTCCGCGCGTCTTTCCTCTTGCCCGAGAACCAGTGCATAACTGACATCGAGGAGCGCTTCCGCATAGAAGGAACATTTGACCAGACTTTCACTAATCCTTTCGATTAATATGAAGAATATCACTCTCGAATATCGTAGGTTCTTCAGAACGAGGACGATAAAGACGACTCTCCCTGAGAACTGGCGCGAACTGGATGCAAAACAGTTTGTCTATGCCGTGAAATTGTGGATGGGCGAGGTAGGTCTGTCCGAGTTCCTACACCATTTTCTTGGCATCAAGAAAATGGTAATAAGCCTTCTCAGCGACTATCAGATGTGGGTGCTCATGCACGAGATTGACTGGATACAGAACTTGAAGGAGCCACACAACGCCTTCTTCATCGAGACGCTGCCGGGAACGTCTCTCGAGTCTCCAGGCGACAGACTGAAGGGATGCTCTCTGCAGCAGTTTATGACTGCAGACACTTTCTTCTCTCTCTATTGTGTCAATCAGGAGAGGGACAATCTTCACGCCTTCATCGCATCACTGTATAAGAGGGACAATGAGGTGTTCTCCGTCGAGGAACCTGTGGAGCCTCAGATGCAGAACAGCAAGAGACTTGTTGTTCTCGACGAGCACATCGAGCAGGTCGAGCGACTGCCAGAGATAATGAAGCAGGCGGTGTTTCTGAACTTCATCCTTATCAGGTCATGGCTGTCACGTGCTTTCCCCTTGGTCTTTCCGGAACCTGAGGAGGAAGAACCTGGCATCAGACGCAACAAACGACAGAGGAAACCGAAGCCTGTTGACTGGGTGAGCATTTTCGATGCTCTTGTAGGGGATAACCTGGCAGACATGGAGAAGTACAAGGCAATACCCGCAACAGACGCCTTCCGCATCATGAACCGCCGCATCAGGGAGGCAAGGATGAGGGCAGCGGAAAAGGCTCAACGTAACGTGAGAAGACACTGACAGAATGTGTCCTAACGATATATCTCTGCTTTCGCTATCTTTGCATTGAAACAATGACAATATGACGAACAACATCAAAGAATGGGTGCAGTACGGCACGGCAGTGGCAATGATACTATCCGGTATCGTACTGGCATTCCTGTCTTTCTTCCTCAATGGGTACGACATCGCTGATGGAGTGCTATGGTACATCGCTCAGGCTCTGACCTATGCCGGTGGAATATTCGGCGTGAGCATCTATTTCAAAACGAAACTTGGTCAAGCGGAAGCGCAGTTGCGCGAACTAATAAAAGAAGAGAAACATGAAGAAGTCTAACATTGAGGAGATAGGTGCCTGGATAGTGGTGGCGTGGATTGTGTTCCTCGCCGGCATGGGTGTCAATGTGCTCGTGTCTCGCTGCTCTGGCCAGCAGCCTGCTGACAAGGCTCCTCAGCCTTCAGCAAAAGTACAGTGGCGCACACATAAAGTTCCTGCACCTGCAGAGACGATATATCAGACTAAGCGGATACCGCCAGAGCCTGTTGACACGCAGGAGATAATAAGGCAATATCTCGCGGAACATATCTACCGTGACACGGTGTTCCACAACGATACGGCAATGCTCGTCATACGCGACACCTTGTGGAGAAACAACTTAGCAGGCCGTGAGGTAATGCTCACGTTCAATTCGGACAGATTCGCGAGGCACCATTCTCTCGGTCTGCTTTCTTCTCTGGGAAGCAACCACGCGGCTCTCATGGCGGCATACCGGTACCGGCACTGGTTCGTCGCGGCAGGATATGACTTCCCGCAACAGTCGCCGACAGTCTCCGTCGGCTATCTATATAACTGGTAATATGACACTTGAATATCTTGAAATAATGGAGGAAACGAAAAAATCACCGATGACGGCAAGGCAGATGATCGACGAACTGGATGCTCGCACACTGCCAGACGGCAAGAAACGCATCATGTCTATCAAGTTCTGCACTCTCGAGGGGAAACTGCACTTCTTCCCTCAGGTGTATGTCACAGGAGTGAAGGGGGTGAACATGAAGAAGATGCGGTTTCGTGGGATACAACCATGCGACTGCAAGGGCAACCCCGAGGAACATGTCTTTCCGGTGAAGATAACTAACATCATCGAACTCAACGGTCATCCCATTGACTGGAGCAATGGATATAACCGTCAAACATCACCCACAACATAACCATGGTAGAAATAGAGTACAACAAGGAGGGCACGCCTCTTCTGATGCAGTCAACATCTTTCTTCGCGTCAACTGTTAGCGACCGCGAGGCTATAAAGGAGCGTTCTAAGGCTCTTTTCCCCTATGACGACGACACGAGGGAATTCATCTATCTTGATAATAAGCGTGTAGTGTCGTGGGGTAAAGACAACATGTTTCCGGCAATGGCCATCGACACCGTGCGCACGACAACTGTGCTCAACACTGGTCTGAAGTTCCTCATGCGCCTGACAATGGGGCAGGGGATTTTCCCGTGCGAGGTGACGGGTTATGACGATGACGGAAACGAGATACTGACGCCCATCAAGGACGATGCCATCAAGGAATGTATCTCGTCGCGCATGGTGAGACGCTACATGGAGAAGGTGCTGCGCGACTACCTGAAGGTGGGAGTGGGCGTGGCTCAGTTTGTCCCGAACGCGAAGGGGGATATCATAGGCATCAACGCACTCAACTGTCTGCACTATCGCTTCACGGTGCCTGACGTGGACGGCAACCAGGAGTGCATAGTGGCAAACTCATGGCAGAACGCAGCGGTGGGTACGAGCAGGCACGAGTCGCCTGACAAGAAGGACAGACCTGACTACTGGACGCTGCCGCTACTAATGGACTTTGACCCGGAACTTCACGCAGAGGTTCTGCAGTTCCGAGGAAAGATGCCACGTGGCTTCGCCTATGCTGTGAGGGATGCCTGGTCTAACGATGAGATATACAGCGAGCCTATATGGTGGGCTGCATACGTTCTGGGGTGGATTGACATTGCGCACAAGATACCGCAGTTCCTCCGGACTGCATATAAGAATCAGACTACATGGAAGTGGCATGTGCAGATTCCTTATTCCTTCTGGGATAAGAAGTTTCCGCTCGCCGACTTCGAGAATGACGCGAAGAAGCGCGAAGGGAAGATTAACGAGTACATGAACAGTATAGAGCGCAACCTTCTCGGACCAGAGAACGCCGAGAAGCCTATCTTCACCAACTATGCCGTCAATGAGTATAACGGCAGGGTGGAGGAGGAGTGGAAGATTACACCGCTGTCAAACAAGTACAACGCGGGACAGGAGAACCTGGTTACTTCTTCAGCAGCGAACTCGGAGATTCTCTTTGCTCTCATGGTGAACCCTAACGTGATGGGCAGCCAGATGCCTGGTGGTGTCTACGCTGGCAATCAGGGCGGAAGCAACATTCGCGAGGCGTTCCTCGTGAACATAGCCAACGCATGGCTCGACCGCCAGAACATTCTCGACCCGCTGCGTCTCTTCCTGAAGATGAAGTTCAACAAGGATGTGGAACTCCGTTTCCGCAACACCATACTAACCACGCTCGACAGCGGGGCAGGAACAACACGTAAACTCTCGTAAGATATGCCGCAACTGAAGAACTTTACTCCTCCACTATGGGCATCAGAACTCGACGATGTGTATGTAGCCGCAACGGATGACGTGGCGGTGCGCATTCGTATCGACGATGCCGATGGGGTGACAAGGTATGACAACACCGCAACATATACTCCCGTCGATGGGAAGGTGAGGTTTGGTGAGTTGTCTAAACTTGTCAACCAGGCTATTCTTCTCAGCCAAGAGATGAAGGGTGGCATATCTACAGCCGAAACGCTGCGCAAACCGTATGCCGATATCACGTTCTCTTTCCCTGAGACTTCACAGAGTTTCACCGGCAGGGTGTACTACTATTCCGGCTACTACCGCGAGGGGGTTGGCGACATGGAAGAGTTCCCCATGCAGATAGACCATGCTCGTGTGACTCCTAATCAGAAGTTCTGGGTGTGGGTACCAAAGATGGGTAACGCGACGAGACGGGTGAGCGCAAGGGTGGTATATACATACGACGGCTCAAGGCAGGAGACCACTATTGATATCGCTTCTTATTCGACTGGCTCTGGGTACCAGTTGCTTGACGCATCAATGAATGCGCTCTTCTCGTCGAGGATATCACCGATGGTGTGGAAGAATTGTACTGTTCATTCGTATGATATCATTCTGCGAACAGCAGGGGAGCAGACTGACCAGATTCATGTCACAGTGGACCATAACCACTACTTCACTGAGACGCCTTTTGCTTTCATCAATTCCTTCGGACTGCCTGAGATTTACGTCTTCAGAGGCATCGACGAGGAGGAGCATGAGATGGATGCTGACTTTGGGCAGTGCGAGTGGAGATATACCCGTCTCGACGCGGAGTTCTGGCTGGAGCATAAGACTAACAGCGGGTGGATATCACGAGAGGAAAAGGCAACAGTGCTCGAGGTCCACCGCTCGCCTGAGGTGAACTTGTTCGCCGACTATAGGATGATGGTACCTGTAACCATTACGGACATCGACGCTAAGTTCCGCAAGTCTAAGACAGCGCCGGAGTCTATAACTCTCACATGGCGTATCGCCGACAAGAGAGATATCTACGAGGTGGACACGGCAACGTCAATGGCTGGCCACGGAACTTTTGATGAAACGTTCTCATTACCATTCGATTAACATTAACATATATACATTATGACACCACAAGAGATTATACAGATTGGACAACAAATTGCGGGAGAAACCACCGAAGGAGGCAACACCGCCGAACGTGTAGGTGGGGTAATTGAAGGCATAGGCCTCCGTCTGCAGGCGATATTGACTGAAATAGACAACCTACCCAGCGTGGGGGACGATGAAATCAGTTCAACATCGACAAACTTCGTCAAAAACCTCGTCATCTATTCCGCTCTGCAATCCCTGAAGAGCGAAATAAACGGCACCACTAGCGCGCGCATCGAGGCGCTTCAGACAACAGTGAGCGGTTGGATTTCCAGCCTTAGAAGCACTCTCGAAGATGAGATTGCTAATGCGGTACCAGGCATGCAGGCTCTCGTCTCGCAGTTGACAACACTAAAGAATGAACTGACTCCGCTAAAAACCGCTCTCGAGACTCTTGTATCTGACACTCAGAACGTTAATCGAATGCTCGTGCAGAACGAGGCTCAAAGGCAGGAGAACTTTGCAAACCTCAAAGTAGAGATGCACAATACAGTGTCGAACGAAATAGCGAGAATGGAGGAACTAATAGGGGATATATCCGACATTCTCGACGATATAAACGGAGAGACATTGGACGAGGGATATTGGTCGCCAACACCTGATCCAGAACTCGTTGATGACGAGCAGGGAGATAACTAAAATTTATCTAGGATGCGCCAAATTAAAGAAATTATACTTACCTTTGCAAACTCAAATATATGGCAACAATTAAAGCAAAACTCCGAAGAATACTTGAAAGCAAGGCAGACATTAAGGCTGCCATCGAGGAGAACGATGTTCCTGTTGGGAACGCCAAACTCTCCGATTACGGCGACAAGATAAGGCAAATCACAAGCAAGGCGACAACATCAAATAAGTATTGCGTAGGACGTTGGGAGTCATGGGCAACCATGAATCCAGATGCAATGCGTGTGGATGGCGATGTGTCTCTTGCTCTTGACTGGTACCCTGTTCTTGTTGACATGTCACCCGTGAATGGTGAAGTGAAGAAACGTCCAGTAGGCTGGTTGATGAGAAACAACTTTCTTCGTTTTGAGGATGGTTCGTTTGCGCCGACGATAGGCATAACAGCGGGACAGGCGAGACAGTGCCTCATGCAGACACTGTACCTTGACCCTAACCAAGAGAACCTATATTGTCATGCCGGAGAATACAATCCTGAGACTTTCTACAATGAGTACGGAATGACACAGAAACTCTACAATGCAGAAGGAGAGGAAGTGCGCATACTGCGCCCATGGGAGACAGTCGAAAAAAAATACAGCATCTTCATAGCACGCAAGGATACTGTCTATCTTCTCGATCACGAGGAAGGTGCCGACGGCAGCCAACTGAACGGAATCATCGCTGATAATGGCAAGGTGGACGGTGTGAAGGGGCTGCATCCCCTCGTTCCCACAGGAATAGCGGCGGGACCATGTACGGAAATTAGCGGACAACTGCGTTGTTTCTATTTTGACTATCCTACTGGAGAGGTGGGATGCAACGGACTGGCACCTACGAACGATTTGACGGGCACAGGTGAACTTTTCTTCGGCGACGGAACGTATCCCCGCGTGTTGGATAACGATGTAGAGGGAGATAATGCCCTCTATCCTGACGACGATGGCATCGGGGTAAACCAGGCGAAAAATGCCAAGAAGGCAAGGGCATGCAACGCAGACCCGACAAAGCCGTATCCTGTGGCAGAGGGCGGGTGGCATCCGTGGAACACGTTTATCACTTGCCTGGAACTAGCCTATGGAACAAAAAACCTTTATACGGCAGCGAGGTTCTCGTCAGGAATTTCGTCTAACGATATGAGCAATAACGCTACAAACTGGTTAGCAAATGGCGGTGTGCGCCATAAACTCACCACGGCTTCTGCATGGACCTATACTCAATGGTTGACGAATAATAGCACTATCTATTATGACAATGCCGGACACCGTACCTCTATGTCACATTTGCTGAATAGGCAGGCCCCAAAGATGTTCTGCATGGAAGCGCAAATGGCGTTGTCTATGGCAGCAGAACTTGGCGTGGCGCCAGGACAGAACTTCACGTTCTACGGAAAGACGTATTCATATCAGACGCCTACTGGTGCCACACCACTACTCAGCGGAAGAATGAACGCGCGTCTGTACCGTACTCGTACAATGACACTGCACGCTTTTAACAGCGGAAAACAAGCCGTAACCTTCGACATAGAGTGTCGTTTGCGTGCTCCTATAGCAGAGGGAATGAATCTTTGCGGCGACCACTTTGTCTATATGGGCGGAGGCTTGGAGATAGTGACCACTTACCAGAACTCAGCACATCGTGTGCGCGAGTACATTGAGTGTGATCAGACAAAGTGGAAGGGGATCAATCATGTGGTGGACCAGACAGCAGACTATGACTTCATGTCTGACTATGAGCATCTTGGCGAGGCGGAAGTCACAGAAAACGATTATGTGGGTCTAAGGACTTCTTATGGAGTCTGGAAATTGGAGAAGGCGCCAAGCATAACAACAGGAGAATGTTGCTACACATGGGAGGCGTCTTTAGGTACAGCAGCGAACCACCGCTACCGTGCCGGCCTCCGTGTTCGTGGCTCTGCTGCTACTGCATTTGCTGCGGCGCGCTCGGTTGCTTGCCTTTTCCTGGCCTCCTATTGTAATGCTACTTATGCTGGGTCTGCTCAAGTGCTTCTCGACGTAGAAAGCGCAGCAGCGACGCAGTCGCAATAAAGGTCGACGCAGTCGACCGCTCAACTAAAATCCATTCGTCTCCCGACAAGACATGCAAAGGGACCTGCCCACTGAAACGGGAAAGGATGGTTGAGAAAACGGTACCGACATAGCCTCCGTGTTCGTGGCAATGCTGCTAATGCAATTGATGCGGCGCGCTCGGTTAATTGCAATAACCTGGCCTCCAATTGTAATGCTACTAATGCTGGGTCTGCTGAAGTGTAAAAGACGAGTGTCGGTGTCGTGGCCTGAAGTGCCGAATTCATAAGACAAGGCAGTAAGAGCATTCTATGTAAAGAGGCTGCCGGCAAAGGCGGTTGAGATACCGCTGATGTCATGCTCAAGCACTTGAATGTTTACGAAAGAACAAATATTAAAGGCAATGGAAAAGGCGGCGCGAGGACATCGAGGGAAACCTGAGGTCAGGCGCATGATGGAGGAGAAGGATGCTTATGCTGACATGCTCCTCCACGACATTGCCGATGGTTCCTACGTCAAGAATTTGCAGTACCGTCGTCTCGAGAAAACGAACGCCAACGGGAAAAGGAGGAAATTGCTTTCACCATCGTTGTACACGAGAGTACTGCAGACAATCTTCGTGCTGAATGTCACTCCAATCTACGACAAGCATGACCCGCTAATTGCCCTCAACTGCAAAGAGGGATGTGGAATAACTACGAAGGAGAGAAAACGAAGCGTGGTGAGAAGGATGAAGCATTTGGTCTATGACAGAACTGACCTAAAGTACGGAATGCTTTGCGATCAGAGGAAATGCTATGAGCATATCAAGGTTAAGGTATTCCGGAAGAAACTGAAACGACTTATTGCGGACAAACGCCTCATTGACTTCTATGTCAACGTGGTGTTCACTCCTGATGGAGAGTTTCCTATCGGCACACCGTCATCACCGCTGGCGCATCATATCATAATGCTTGACATGGATTGCATGGTGCATTCCATGGCTCCAGTCGTGCTGAGGTATGCCGACAATTATTTCCTTGCGGCGCAAACTGCAGAAGAACTGCAGAGAGCGAAATGGAGATTGCGCAACTGGTGGTGGTACGACCTCGGTTTAAGAATGAAACGACATGACGTGTCGTTATTCCCGATGACGCAGAGCATCGATTTCTGCGGATATGTCTTCCATAGAAACGGGGGTAAGACAATAACGTCTCACGACAAGGGCTATACTACCATCAGGAAGAGCACAGAGAAAAGAGCACGGAAAAGCGACTCTAAGGCATGGCCAAGTTACTACGGCATGTTGTCGCACGCGGACGCATTCGGATTGATAACTAAAATAGAAAGGAACATGAAATTGCAAGAACTGTCATCAAGAAAGCGCATTGACAGGAAGATGGATGCGCGGAAGATTGAGGTAAAAGAATTGGCAGAAAACAACACTGTCTTCACAATCTATGACTATGAGATAAGGAGAAACGGAGACGGCGTGGCCAACTGGATAAAGTGCCTAATCGGCATACCAGAGACAAAGGACGGGCAGCCGACGGGTAAAATCCAGGCAAGAGAGTTTCACGGGAATTACAGTTGCCTCATTCAGTCGATGGAACTATGGGAAAAGGAATTTGGGAAGTCCAACATACTGCCCATAGAAGAAGCAGAGATAGAAAACCAGTGCGGGTATATCTTTAAGGGGAGCACCAATCAATTAACATATATAGATGATGATTATAAGCAAAGTAATGGTTCCTGAGTCTGTCAAAGACGGACAGGGAACACTCCTAAGGAGAAACGGTAAAGTGGTGGCCTACGAACGTGGGTCGGTGGCAAATGTCTATATCTTCCATGAAGATACAGAAGAAGGTACGAGGGCAATGGAACTGAAAGTGCCAATACCCATAACAAGAGCAAAGTGCATCAACGCTGCAGAAATGGCTGCTTATGGGCTGAATGACGCGATGGACGTGGCATCTTTCGCCTCTTCCTTGAGCCGGAAGGAACGCAAGGGCGAAGATATTGAAGAGGTCCAAGAACACGATGCCTTCATAGGTGAAGTGAAAGAAGAACTCACAGCACTTGGAATTTTGTAACTCACAATTTTGTTTTTCATAGTAGTATTTGAATTATAGTTTAGTAGTAATTGTTCGGCAAGCCCTCGCAGTGATTGCGAGGGCTTTTCCTTGACAGTAACGGGAGTCACTTGCGCGACTCCCACATCAACCTGCAGTAACTGTTATCATCAAGCGGCAGACCTGTCTGGCTCTTAACCAAGAACATGTAGTGCAACGCACTCTTGACGTTCTTGCAGTACTGCTCGTACTTCTTTCTGCCGGGGATATATACTCTCCATACTCGACTCTCGCTGCGGTTAGACTTAACCTTCTCTACCATGATGCTTTTCGTTTTCATAATCTTGATATTTAAATGTGAATGATATTACTTGTAAACCTCGATGTAACTAACCTGGATGCCTTCGTTCTGAGCGATGCACTCTGCCTTGCGGCTTGCCTCCTGCTCGCTTGAAGCGCTTATCTCGTATTCTTTGCACTCGCCGTCGAAGTCGTTGACAACTACTGTGTAGTAACTATTTCTTGTTCTCGCTACGGTGGTGAACTGTGATGTGATTGTAATTGCTGTCATGATTCTTGTTTTTTAGAGTTTAACTTGAAGCGACTGGCGCTTTTGTAATTTTTACGTGCAATTTGTCTGCATGCAGCGGAAAACAACAAGACAAGGAATTTCGCAGATTTTTTATGAAATACCTCTTTTCATCGAAAAGGGGAAAGCGTGTCGGAAATAAATCTGCAGAAATAGCCACGCGGTACTTGACGTTCGTGGGCTGTGCTAACTTTGCAAAGGAAAAATCAAACCGCCTGACGCAGCAAAAACGGAAAAACAACATGACGGCAACAAGCCCATCACGGACACCGCCTCGAAGAACTGAAACATCGGAACAACATCAACGATATCGACAGAGAGAGAAAAAAAGAGTGCGGAAAGCAGCAGGGCAACCCACCGCAATCCGCACAGAATGATGACAGAAAAGGCAAAAATGTGAAGGAGAGGTCAATTAATTGCCAAATATCTCACATTATATCATGGTCATGAAAACGCTAAAAAGGTAACATATCCGCTTCATCATGGTAAAGAAAAGGCAAAAAAGTAACATATGCAGCGACAGTCAAGCATGGCTCAGAGTACACCACGGTAGCGAAGGATAAGCGGGTTGGCATCCTTAATGTCAAGCGGCGTGTACGTGTTGGTTATGAGCAGCGATGAGTGACGTGCTTGGTCACGGACACTCAGCGGGTCGGTGTTGGCACGCAGCATATTGGTGATGCCAGTGTCCTTCAGACTGTAGAACTTGTATTCGGCAGGCAGCTTCAGCTCTTTGCGGACATGGTGGTTCCAGTAGTCGCGGAACTGCTTCGAGTCGCGCCACTTTCTGCCTGGTGCAAAACCATCTGAGAAGAGGTAGTCGGAGTCGGCATGGCGGAACACCTCGAGTTCCACCATCAGACGCACTATATGGTCGGGCAGGGTGACAACGGCACTCTGACGGTTCTTCGTCTGGTCGTCATGCAGCACCAGTGTCTTCTTCTGCAGATGGAAGTCGCCTATCTTCAGCAGAGACATTTCGTGTGGACGAATAAACATATAGTGTAGAATGTTACACGCAAGAAGAAAATGTTTGTTGTGCTCCTCCAGGTATTCCCTGACGTTAGTCAGTACCGAGTCCGGAATTACGGTGCGGTTCTTCGACGTGGTCTTGCGCACCCTCTTGATGCCTACAGTCGGGTCATCGTGGATGTACCGACGCTCAATAAGCCATCTGCAGAAGCCCTTCAGCCATACTACATAGTTGTTGTATGTCTGGGGCGACCAGTTGCGCTCCACGAACATCTCGTCGAGGAACTGAAGCACAACAAACTCATCCATCTGATAGGTGTAATACACAGAGAAGTGTGACGTGGCCACCCACTCCTGAAGAACCTTCAGACGTGACAGGTAGTCGCGCATCGTCTCGTCACGGAACGAATGGTCATTGTTCAACTTCACCACGTACTGGTGGTATCTGCTGCACACCTCTTCCCATGGAACAAACTGTGCAGCGCTCTTCGACTCCACCCAGGGATTCCAACCGCGCATCAGTTTCTGAGTCAGTTCGCCAATAACTTGTTTGGCGTAACTGCACATCGCCTTCTTGGTGTGGAACTTGTCAACCATCACCTTCTTGCGCCGCATTCTGCCGGCAGCAGGGTCAAAGGCGTAGAAGTCCACGTAGTTCTCCTTACCTTGGTGAAACAT